TGCCCAGATACTTGGTGCCAACATCGTCAGCGACCACAGCCCCGTCTTCATCGACGTAGACCTTGGTGCCCGCTTCGAACTCGATTGCCAGAGCGGGGTCTTTGGGAATGTCAAAGACACCTTCCACCGCGATCGAGCCGAGCGAGCCGGCCTTGATGTCGCGTTTGGTAATCCCCACTAGATCGCCTTGGATCACGATTGATCCAACCGCGACATCAACGGTGGGAGTGAAATCGACGGCCTTACCGTCATGAACGAATTGAGCTTGCATGGACTATGGAATCCTGGAGGACAAAGAATGGTTGGTTTCAGAGCGGTCAGGAGACGAGGCTTACTCGCCGGTGACCTTCACAGCAGCGCGTGGGTCTTGCGAGTTCACACCGAAGTCGATGTAAGAACGGAAGCCCATGCCAAGCGTGTTGGCAGGCATTTCAACGCGTTCGATGACCGGCGTGCGTCGACCATTGAGGAACACAATCTCAAATGCCGGCAGCACATTCGGATTAGCGAACAGATACCAAGCCGAGCCGCTGGCTCCCTGGTAGTAGCTGTCCGACAAGTGCGGCGTTGAAATGACGCGGTACTTGTTGCGGTGAGGGTTGTCGACCGGGATCTTGGTCGGCGTTCCTTGCGCATCGATCATCAATTGCGCAGAGCCCATCAGCAGTTCGGCGTCGGTTTCAATCTCGACGGGCACAACCAAGAACTCAGGCCGAATGTTGATCGGCTTTTGGTCCTTGGCTTTGTTGCTCGGTCCGGCCTTCTGTTTGCGGAAGGTTGTCTTGGCAACGGTGAGCGATTCGGGACCGAACTTTGTGTCTGGACCCGTGAGCAAGTTGGCGTTAGCCGAGGAGAAGAACCCGGTGTTCTTGAGGAGCAGCGTGAAGAACAGGTCGTCGATCGACTCGGCTCCGCTGCGACCCATTTGACGCGGGATGTCCATGAATGCGTTGAGGTCATCGTTGATGATGTCGTGGCGCGTCAACGCAAGGATCTGGCCATAAGTATCAGCCTTGTTGCTGTACTTTTGGTCGGAAAGCTTGCCATGCTTGAGCTCACCATCCGGCGCGACTTTTTCAAACCCACCGGTACCAAGCAATCGATATCTGGCGATTTCCTTGAAGTCGCTCACAGTTCCGATGCTGCACAAATCAAACGCTGCGATCGGTGTCGACTCATAGGCAGACAGAAGCGTCTTGTTCATGACGTTCTCAAGGATGCCGGGCAGCGACAGCGTCGAGAAGCCGGCGCGAATCGTTGCCGTACCATCACCGAACACGCGTGGAACATCGAATCCTTCGAGCCGTGCGCACTCGGCCACGAGTTCACGCAAGCCGATATGACGAAGTGGGTCGGCAGCGTTAAGCGTTCGCTCTCCATAGGCCTTGAGCAGCTTGGTTTCGTCGAGTCCAACCGATAGACAGCAAGCTGCCTCGAGAACTTCGCGGCGGTACATAGGTTGGCTTGCCTGTTGATCAGGAGCCTTGGGTCGTTCGATTCGCAGCACTGCCAACTCCGTTTTGGTAACGCTCCAGCCTTCTTCAAGGGCGCGAGCTTCGATCTCTGGATGCTTGCCAGCACACACTTTGCGAATGCCGGCGATACGTTTGGATTCAGCAGCGGCTTCGATGCGCATCTTGGAAACGACTCCACTAGTGACAGGACGCTTGGGCTTGCTGCCCATATCCAGGCTGGCGTTTACCGGGTCGAGCTCCGAATCATCGGAATCGGTGCTGTCGTCATCCGCCTGTTCGCTATCAAGGTCCTCGTCATCGCCAGACTGGCCAGCGGCAATCCGAGCCTCGGTGTCATCGTCGGCACCAAGGGCTACGAACGAGACTTCGCCGAGCGTTGACTTACGTGCGATGTAGACTGGACCCTTGAACTCGCGATTGTTGGCGTTCGCAGTCTTGCCTTCGGGTATGAAGACAACCTTGTCGGCATTGGCACCGAGCGATGCTTGCCAAGGGAAACCGTTCTCGCAGGTGGCGATGACTTCTTGCGCGGTATTGCCCACCCCTGAGATCACGCCAGCAACTTCGAGCCGCGAATCGCCGACCATGATGTCGTCGGTATGACCAACGATACTTGCGCGATCGTGGTCCTTGAGGATCGGTCGGGCTTTGCGAGTCACTCGCATGCCTGCTAAGTCCACAACGACAGGGTAAGGCCAGCCACCAAGACGCATAGCGCCACCGGTGTAAGCGACCATTGAGAACTTTCGAAGCGCCGGCTTGCCTTCTTCGGCAGCCTCAGCGGCTTGTAAACTGATCGAACTGGCATCGTCACAAACGATTCGCAGCGAGCTAGGTACCGACTCGGCATCCACCTCACTGCCCATGCCTTTATTGGGCTGGTTCGACTGCAATGTCTTCGTCATCCGTTACCTCTCCTGGAGAAAGTGAAGTTGAATCGGTCGAGAGTCCCAGCTCGCGCATGAGCGAGATCTCTTTCGCGCGTTGTTTAAGTTCCGCCTCCCAATCACGCCCCTGCCTCGCGTATTCATGGGCCAGAGTTGTCGTATGATTGGCGAGGCGGATTTTCTGGGCATTGGCTTCTTTGGCTGGGTCGACATGCTCATGTCCGTCCCAGAACCATTGATGCTCGAACGACGAGTCGAGAGTGCGAAGCGAGTTAGGCAGATAGCCTTCGATGAGAATCGCTTCGCGCAGCCATGCGTACAGAATGCGATCCAGAATGGTGCGAGCTATTTGGGACTGCTCGACACGGATCGACTTGAAGTAGGTTTGATGATCGAGTCGCCCGGATGCGTAGTTGTAACCCGACGAATTACCGGCAGCGACATTGAACGGCATGTTCAAACAACGTGCGATTTCGTTAAGAATCTCACGCTTGAACTCGGCGTACGTGGTCGCCGGTTGCTCAGCGTGCATCTGAGCCATCTTCCAACCGCCTGGCATCGTTAGGAGCGCTCGCTTCTCCAGTTCGATCGGCTCGAACGGTTCGGCTGCATCGGCTTCGCCACCTGCCGGCGCATCGGTGTAGAGTATCCCAGCGAAGTCTGCCGCTGTCTCTGCAGCCGCCAATACAGCCAGCGTGAATCGTCGTAGTTGTGCAAATAGCGGCAGGGCTGGCGTTATGTCGGGAATACCTCGAATCTGCCCTGGCCGATCGCTTCGGAAATAGTGAAGGATCGAACTGGCATCGATGGTGTCATAGTTCTCGGTCAACGAGAAAGCGTCATCGCCCGGATGTCCTCGGAGAACATCGTAAGAGATTGGATTTCCATGCTCATCAAATCGAATGCCATCGAGGTAGCGATAACTGTCGAGTGCCAAGATGGGCGATGTGACTTGTTCGGCTTCGACGAGCTTCAAATCGAGTTGAACCGGAGAGTCGACTCTTGGGTTACTGGTCAGCAAGCCAAAAGATTCACCATCGGAAACGCGAGCGAGCCGCATCGTGCGTAGCTTTTCTGCCAAGCCAGCCGCATCAGCCCAAGCGAAGAACTCTTGCTCAACAAAGCGGTTTGCGAATGCATCCGCAGTCAGCATCTGCAATCGAGGTCCGGTACCAACACAGTCGTTGGCAAGAGTCAGCGAAATACCGCGGGCATAAGAGTTGTTCGCGACCTCGTAACGCGAACGGTTGCGTAGCGTGCGGCGTACTTCAGGGCTGTTGGCCGCGCTGGCCGAAAGTCCGTCTGCGGCTGCCCAGTGGCGAACGTTGTCGATCGTGGTGGTCGCAGCGTCGTAGCGCCCCAGCATTCTCACTAACGACCAGGGGTGTCGGGCCGAGCGTCCACGGACGAGCGACCGATCTTTACGATCGCCGTTCTTGCTCAGAATCCCTGACAACAATTTAAACATCCGTGAATCAATCCCTTCTGTTAAACCCGACACCCCTGCCTATAGAAACAAGCTCAATCAAGCGCGAACGGTTAGTCGGCACCTGGTGGCACGAGCTTGTTAAATCGAAGGCCACGCTTCGGCTTAGAGGCGGCCGCCTTGGACGCCAGATACTTGTCAGCAGCAATCTGCTCGGTGAGCTTGTGCTGCTCGACGCTTCCGGCATCTCCCGATGCCTTAGCGGGTGCTTTCGCACTCTCGCGAATCGTCTCTTGCAAGTTATCTGACATGCTATCGGCCTACCTAAGAATGAAGACGTGGACTTCTATCTGTAGGAATACCCGGTTCACATGTAGATTGACGGACGAACCAGAAGATTTTTTTTGATTCAATCTTGGAGAGCTATTTGCTCCGGCGTCGCTTTTGCATTTCAGTAAAGCTCATTCGTCCCTTACGGACTTCAGCTTTACCTTCGATGCCTGGAAGAATCACTCCTTGCATGGATGCCGCGACCGCAGAACCAACCAAACAGTCGAACCAGTGGTTGTCGGGCTGCTCCGGGCGCTGCTTCCACTCATCAACGCTCCGTCCGCGAGCCTCGGTTTTGATGAAGTACTCGGAAGTTAGGTGCTCGCCGAGCATGCGATGCGTTTCGGCGTTCGTACCAAAGAGCGAGAGGCAACCGCGATCACCCATCGAAACACGAAGCCGAGCGTTGATAAACGACTTCCACCAGTTGGTATCGTAGACCACATGTCGTATGGCTCGTTTGCCATTTACGTTCGGGATACGCCAGTTGAGTCCTACGCGATCACCTGGCCGGCGACGATACTCGCTAAACGGCAAGCTCGAAGCGCCGACGAACCGACCGTGGCTAGGAATGATCACAGCGGCGTGCTTGGACTGCCGGCAGAATTGGTAGACCACATCTGTCGATTGCCCCCAGTTAGCATCGATCAAGCAGCGTCCAATGCGCATCGCTGCACCATCGTCTCGTTGCCACTCGCGATCGAGCAGTTTCGATGTCAGCGATTCGAGGCCGGCGTAGATCGATCCCTCGAGTCCGGTTCCAGTCGCTTCGGAGCTCAGCGTCTGGCGAGCCTCGCGCAGCGTGAAGTACGGACGCTGCTGGTCAGGGTAGCAACCATAGTCAATCACATAACCGGTGAAATCATCCTCCCACGCAGCGACCACAAAGAAGAGTAGCTTCTGCTGGACGTCGATGAATGCAGTGAGATGATTCGCGCCGATCGAGACCAACCCGCGTTCCATGCGGTTGAATTTGCTGGCGACCTCTTCGGGTTTGAGCATCCCATCGACAACCGTCTCCGCCGGCAGAGGCTGGTTTTGATATTCGGCGAAGAACGCTGCTTCGTCTTGCAATTTGAGGTTCATTGCGTGTTGGATCGCGGAGAGTTCGTCGTAGTTGAACCGCTCTTGCCAAGCGATAACGGCACCCTCGTCCATCGCGGCTTGGTTCTGACGATAGAACTCGGTGGCAGCTTCACCACCATCACCGCCACGCATCCCTTCGGCGCGGATTTCGGCGTAACGTTCCCATAGCGTTTCGTTCTTGGGGAACGCATAAACCATTTTGGTGCGTTCGCCATTCCATTCCGGATGGCGATTGCGATCGAGGATATTGTCGGCCATATCACCCGGGCGAATTACGGTGCAGGGCATGATGCCCGAGATCTTCTTGCCCGGCCCGGCCAAGCCAAGCACCGCGCCGGCGAGTATGCTTTCGCGATTCGCACATTGCGAGAGCGAACGAGCACTTTCATCCGTTTGCGGGTCATCCAGTACCACGAGACTTGGACGCACTGTTCTACCGTCAGGACGCTTGAACTTCATACCTCGGATGCGGCCAGTTAGGCCGGCGACCTTGATGATCGCACCGCTAGCGCTGCTACCCTCGATCGTTGGCAAGACGACTTCTTTTGCTGTCCATCCAATCTGAGTGCGTTTCCCTTTATAGAGTTGGCCGTTCGCCCGATTCGAAATCCCATCGA